AACCGCCAGGAGGGGGTTGAGAACGCGCACCGCGTCCCAGTGCTACCCAAGGGCGTGAAGCTGGAGCATACCGGCGTCACGCAGCGGGACATGGACTTCGACAAGCTGACCACGACGACCCGCGACCGCATCTTGGCCGCATTCCGCGTCTCCAAAACCATCCTGGGAACGGCCGAAAGCGACACGAACCGCGCGACGGCCGAGACCGCAGACTACGTGTTCAGCAAGCGGACGATCAAGCCGAAGATGCTGCTGGTGATTTCCTACCTCAATGAGTTCCTGGTCCCTCGCTACGGCGACGACCTTTACCTCACGTTCATCGACCCCACGCCAGAGGACAAAGAATTCCGCACCCAAGAGATGCAGGCTGCGGTCGGCAGCATGCCGGTGATGACGCAGAACGAGGCCCGCCAGAACTACCTCGGGCTTGGGCCGATCGACGGTGGCGACCAGCTCATGCGGCCCACGACGATGGAGGCGGCCGGCCAGACGGAGAAGCCGGAGGGAGACGACCCGGCGCCCAACCTGGCCAAAGCGATCACCCCGGAGGGTTGGCATACCAAGGCCGTCCGGGTGCGCACGGGTGGCAAGACGGCCCACAGCAGCGCCTACGCGGCGCGCACGGCCCTTCTGGCGGCCTTTGGCAAGGCGATCGACGCCGCCCCGGCGTTTCAAGTCAAGAGCTTCAACCAGCTCACCCACGCCGACTACATGGAGCACTGGAAACGCTTTGCCGACCGATCGGAGGTGGCCGAGGCCCAGTTGCGCGGGATCTTCTCCGGCATCAACGCCAAGCAGAAACAGGAAGTGCTGTTCAATCTCTCGCAAGCTACCGGCATCACCAAAGACATCGGCGAGCTATTCGACGCCAAGGAATGGATCGGCCTCACCATCGACCTGGTTACCCCCGTCCTCGTATCACTGGCCAAGGACGAAGCAGCATCCGCCTTCGCCATGATCGGCGCAGAGCACCGCAACATCCTCGCCGACCAGCAGACTCGCGCCGCGCTGGAGCAGGGCATCTCGAAGATGGCCCGCAGCTACAACGAGACGACGCTGGCGCAGCTCGAAAAGGTATTGGGCGATAAACTTGCTCAAACTGGCGGGACGAACCTCACGGAGCTGACCGAGGCCGTGGATGGCGTCTACAGCTTCGCGGACGAACGCCGGGCGGGGCTCATCGCCAAGACCGAAAGCTTCCGTGCCGCCAACTGGGCGAACAAGGAAGCGTGGCGCGACAGCGGCATGGTCAAGACGCTGAAATGGTACACGTCAGAGAAGGACAACGTGTGCGAGTTCTGCCGAGCGTTGGACGGCAAGGAGATCGGCATTGACGATAACTTCTTCGACCTCGGCGACACAGTGAAGGGTGCGAACGGCGGCTTCATGACCGTGGACTACGCCAACGTTGAGGCGCCGCCCCTCCATCCCGACTGCGCCTGCTTCATCAGGCCCGAAACAATCGAGGCTGCGTAGTTTTCCACACCCGGCAGGCCTCCAAGCGACGCGATGCTATCCTAACGCCATATGCAACTGCTCACGGACAAGTTCACGCGCCCCGCGAATACCACGGCGTACTCGGCCGGTCAGCTCATGGCCAACAGCACCACCGCAGCGAGTGTCGTCCCGCTGAAATTCGTATTCGCGCTGAACAACGGGCCACAGAACTTCCTGCTTCGGAAGATCCGACTCAAACATACCAGCCTCCAGGCGCTGTCCGTCACCCTCTACCTGTTCAACAGCGATCCGAGCGCGAACTCCGGTATCGCCAACGGAGATGGTGGGACGTTCAGCGTCAACGAGTCAGATTGTGAGGGGGTAGCCGATATCACGACGAGCCTCGCGTTCCGCGACTATTACAAAGGCTTTGGGACGCCGCGGACAGGCCAGGATTTCGGTGTCGTCGTGAACGGCAATTCAACCGTCTACGGTCTGCTGTACGTCAGCGGAAGCTACACGCCTGCCAGCGCCGAGACGATCAGCGTCACGATCGAGGCCGTCGAGATTTAGTCTATGAACCGGCGACTTCTGTTGCTCCTTGGCGGACTCCCAAACTGGGTTCTCCCAGGCGCGAGCGTTGACATTGATTTCGTAAACAATCGCTACTTCGTACAAGGGCTCGGCAGCAGCCTGTCCCCCTTCACCTTCACCCGCGCGTCGGCGGCCACATACTTCGATGTTACAGGAACCCTCCAGACTGCCGGCAGCGGCGTGGCCCGAACTGCGTGCTGTGACCCCGTGACGCACGCGCCGCTAGGGTACTTGTCAGAGGTGACAGCGACGAACATCGCGCTGCAAAACACGAGCCTCACGACATCGCCATGGACGCTTTTTGGCTCCTACCAACCCACTCTCACCGCGAACGCTGCAACCGCTCCGGACGGGACGAATACGGCGACCCAGATAGCCGCCCAAGCTGTCTCAACGGGAACAGGAGTGGTGTATCAAAACCTCACCCTGGCAGCCGTTTCGTACACGTTCTCGGTCTATCTGAAAGGGGCTGTCGGAGGCGAAGTGGTGTACATAGGAACGAACAAAGCTGGTGCGTCTTTTGCCAGCACAAAGTGTACGCTGACGACGACATGGACGAGATACACGCTCACATTCACGGCGGCCTCATCGGGAACGTGGGTGTTTGACATCGGCACCGACCTTCGTGACGGCACCCAGAGTTCGACTTCCGCTCAAACCTTCTACGCGTGGGGAGCACAAGCGGAAACAGGCTCATTCGCGTCCTCTCTCATATACACCGCAGGCTCTACAGTGGCACGCGCTGCGGACTCGCTCACTCTCTCGGTATCATCCGGCAGTTGGTATGGCCAAGATCAGATTGGTTCATTGTTCATTCAAATGACAGGCGCTGCTAACGTGGTGACCCGCCTTCTATCACTATCTTCGGCGAGCCAGTTCACCGGCATAACCATAAACGGAAGTAACAGGGTGAACATATTCGACGGCACCGTCGGTTTGAATTCCGTAATAATGTTGCAGCCCACACCACCCTACAAAGCAGCGTTTTCATTCACGCCGGGTTCTCAGATAGGTGTCGGTAACGCCACTAATGTCGTCACGACCTCTGCCGCGTCCCTCACAACGGGTATCACAACATTCGGCATTGGGCTGGGGGATGGAGGTGCTAATCCAGGAACGTACATTGGCCGCGCCTCATATTTCCCAACCATGCTTACCCAGGCGCAGCTCGTAACAATAACTACCTAACATGGACTACATCCTTCAGTTCGATACCGAAGCAGATGCGCAGAACGCCCTCCCGCAGCTCTACGACGCCGTGAGTGGCTGGGACACGAGCCTCACCATCCCCAACGTGCAAGTGACCGACGTGAATGGGAACCCCGCGCCTGGTTGGTTCATCCGCATGGGCGTCGCGACAGATCTGACGCCGTTCGACCAAACTGGGTGGACGTGCCAGCCAGTGTTCGCGTCATAGGCGATTATCCACAGCTTTGTGTGCCCTTATCCAATCGTTGTTATCATTCATCCAACCATATGCCTTACGCGCTCAAGCTCACAGAGGATCTCGCCGCTGATATTCGCGCCCGCGTAAAGTCGCTGGACTTTGCCGCCATAGAGAAAATCGGCAAGGCCAAGGAGGCGAACGGCACCTTCGACGTAATTATCTCGACTGAGGTCAAGGATCGTGCCGGGGAGATCGTTCGCCAGGACGGCTGGGACCTGGCCAACTACAAGAACAACCCGATCGTCTTGTGGGGACACGATTACTACAGCCTTCCGATCGGCGTGTGCACTGAAACGTATGACACCACGTACCGCGGCGTGCCCGCTTTGGGTGCGCGCGGCGTGTTCTACCCTGCGGACATCAATCCACTCGCCCAGCAAGTGCGCCGGATGTACGAATATGGCCTCAAGAGCGGCAGCAATGTCGGCTGCACTACGTCAGTCGGCTTCATCCCCAAGGAGTTTGCCGAGGATGATCGCTCGATCATCACGCGCGCGGAGCTACTTGAGTTTTCATTCGTCCCCGTGCCAGCAAATCAGGGTGTCGGTCCCGCGCAGGGTCGCGCGCTGACGTTTGACGAGGCGAAAGAGCTTGGCCTCGACACTGTGGGCCTCAAGCAGAAGGGCCTCACCTTCGCAGAGACGAAAGGCTGGATACCGAAGGACGTGAGCGACAAGGCCGCACCGATCGACACGGCCTGGAGCAAGCCCAGCCTTGCCGACTTCACCGACAAGGACTGGGATGACCTCTCGGACGCCGAGAAGCGGCACATCGCAGGACACTACGCCTGGAGCAAAGAGAACCCTCCCGCCGCATTTGATGATCTGAAACTGCCCCATCACCGCGCGAGCGACGGTGCGATCGTCTGGAGGGGCCTGTCAGCCGCCATGGGTGCGCTCATGGGCGCACGCGGCGGTGTGGACGTGGATGGCGATAAGAAGGCCGTCTACGAGCATCTCGCGAAGCACTACGCACTGTTTGACAAGAAGCCGCCGGAGTTCAAATCGCTCAAAGAGGCGGCGGCTGGCGATAGCTGCACCATGGACGACGGCTCGGAAGGCGAGCTGGCCTCCGACCCGAAAGACCCTGACGGCCCCTTGGTGTGTATCCCGAAGGAAGACGACAAAAGTAAGGCCGCAAACCGCTCCAATCAAAAGGAGCTGGTGAAGGCGCTCCATAACGAGCATGACCGGCACACCGGCGAGGTGGACAAGGCCGTCGACGAGTTCCGCGAGAAGGCGACGTCCGTGCGCGACGAGAGCGGCGAGAAGGGTAAGAAGCCCACGCCCGAGAGCAAGATGCGCGAACACCTGAAAGACTTGCGCGACACGCTACGCGACGAGCACGACATGCACCGCGCCAAAAACATGGCGATGATGCGCTCCTTTGATCCGTCAGAGAACAAAGCATTTGACCGGAAGCCGCACCTCAAGGCGCTGCGCGACGAGCACGACGCATATGACGACAAGCACAAAAAGGCGATGGACGAGTTCGAGGAGAAGTGCCTCAAGTCCGTTGAGAGCGGGCAGAGCGGCGACGACAATACCGATTGGATCACGGACCAGTTCGACACGGCGGCCCGCGCCCATAAGAAGGCCGTCACGAAGATAGCGAAGGCCATGGTGCGCGACGCCTACGGCGAGGAGGACGAGCCGGATGAGAAGATGGTGGAGATCCTCAAAGAATATCTCGCTCCGCACGTTGACCCTCAGGTGCTTACGGCGCTCACCGCCAAGGTAGGAGCACGGATATCGTCTGCCACGAGAGAAAGGCTGCGCGAGGCGCATGAACATTTGAAAGCTGCAACGTCTATTGTCGAGGACCTGCATGGCAACCTCGGGGATGACGACGGGGAGGAAGGCCGCAGCAACGATGACGGCAAAAAGTCATCGGCGGCTCCCGGAACACAAAGGTCGAGGCCCGCAGGAGTTCCTGCCCAGGATGCGCTTGACGCACACCTGTTGGCGAAGGAGGTTTTGCGCGGAGTAACCACTGCGGCAAGCACCGCCCTCGAACGTCTCAACCGAGAGGGCCGGCTTAAAAAGTAATCTGCCGCAGTTCCCATCTACAATGACACCAGAACAAATCAAGCAGATGCACGTCACCGCGTTCGACGAGGTGATGCAGGAGAAGCTGCTTCCGTTCATCGGTCAGGAGGTTACGGCAAGCGTTCAGAAGACCGTCGCGGATCTCCGCAAGGAGCGCCAGGCGTTCGGCTTCGACCGCACCGGCCTCACCGAGAAGGCGAAGAAAGACTTCGTTGAGGCGGCTTCAGCCATCGTCAACAAAAGCTTCCAGAATCTGAACCTGAAGGCGAACGAGGCTCTTATCGAAGAGCAGGACAATCGCGGCGGGTATCTCGTTTCACGCGAGATAGCTGATGCCATAGTCCGCATCGCAGCGTCGGTCGGAACCATCATGAGCCAGGCGGCCAAGTGGACGATGACGCGCGACTCGCTGGCGATCCCGAGCTACACCGGGTCGTTCCTGAAAGGGGCGTACCTCGGCATTGACGCCCCGGGCACCGTCACGGGCCTGACCTTTGGCCAGGCTATGCTCATCGTGAAGAAGTGGCAGCTCGCCTTTGTGGTCGGCAACGATCTCTTGGCGGATGCCTCGGTCAACGTTGCGGATTGGCTTCTCGCCCTTGGCGGGGAGGCACTTGCAAACGAGATCGACTACCAGGGCTTCATCGGTGGGGCGAATACCGGCGACCCGTTCCTCGGTATCCTAAACTACCCTTCGACCACCACGGTGGACGAGACGGGCACGAAAGTGACCAGCTACGTCCTCCCGAGCGGCTCGACTACCTTCGCCAAGTACGCCCTCATGGACGACAGCTCGGCGATGATCGGCGACCTCGAAGAGTCTTTGCTCCCCGGCGCGGCGTTCTACATGAACCGCACCGTATGGGCGAAGGTTCGCGTGGCGAAGGACGGGGCAGGCAATTACGTTCTGCCCTACGCAGGCTTGGGCAAACCAGAACCGGCGGTGGAGAACCACCCCGGCGGCGGCCCTATCAAGCCCGCAGGCGAGATCCTTGGCTACCCGGTCTACACCAACCGCTGGCTTCCGGCGGTCGGCGCATCCAACGTCAACGGCTTCTCCGACACGGCGAGCAACCCGTTCGTCGTCTTCGGCAACATGCAAGCCTTTGCGTTCGGCGACCGCGGCGAGATGCGCGTGGCGCAGTTCGAATCGGGCAGCTTCGGCGGCAAGGAGATAGCACTGAGCGATCAGCGCGGCCTTGTCTACAAGCACTCGCACGCTCTCACGCTGACGCTTCCTCGCGCCATGGTTGTCGGCAAGACTGCCGCTTCCTAACCCGGTGGCTGACCGGATGTTCCGCGCATTCCTCGCGCGAAGCAGTAAACAGCCTCTTATTCGGTAACATCTTCTCGCTATGAGCGACGAACTTACCGCGTTGCAGAACACTGCGACGCAGGCTCGGGCGAAAGCTGACGAGCTGAACGCGGCACTCACCGAGGCTTCCTCCGACGAGGAGAAGGCAGAGGCGGCACAGGCGGACACTGACGCTACTGCGGCCGAGAGCGTGTTTGTTGACGCGAAAGCCAAAGCCGACGCTGACGCCGCTGCACAAGCAGAGGCGGAGGCCAAGGCAAAAGCCGACGCCGATGCAGCAGCCGCAGCGGCCGAAGCCGACGCGAAAGCCAAAGCTGAGGCCGAAGCGGCAGCAGCCGCTCAAGGCGGCGCAGGTGCCGAGCAGGTCCCTGACGCGGGCGAAAGCCGCACCGGCTTCGTCCGCAACGCCAGGCCCGGTGACGCGTGCCAGTGCCCAGACGGGCGCAAGGGCACGGTCCATCGGTTCGACGAAGGGCTTGTGTGCATTCCCAACGCAGATCAGGGCAATTAGTGACGCCGCGCGGTCGCCCGCCGCAGCCGCCGGATCGACGGCGGCAGGCACAAGAACCGAACACCTATGCGTGAAAATCCCTACGACGACACGCTGTTCCAGTGCTCCACTGTCAGCTCCGTGGCGATACAATCGCTCACGGGCAGCTCGGCCGTAAACGGCGACTCGATTGATACGGCGCAAGCCTTCATCGCCGAGTCCATCATGGTGCACGTGCGCGCGGAAATCGCGTCCGGCTCGCCGTCTGCGGCCACGGTCGCCTGGGCACTCCAGGAGTCCAACGACAACGGCGTAAGCGACGCGTGGGCGGCTGCAACGGATAACACCGGCACCGCGATAGGCGCGACGCTCAACGTCCACACCGCTGCACAGGACAGCTACGCTCGCGTTGCAGGCGTCATGCTGCGCAACAACAGCGCCACTGCCGCTCCGTACGGAGGCCGCAAGCGCTACCTCCGCATCGTGCTCACCCCAGCGTTCACATCGGGCACCAGCCCGGCCATCTTGGCTATCGCCGAGTTCATCGGCACGCCAGCGAGTGGCCAGCCGCTACCCGTGCGCACGGCCGTATCGAATACCTAACGGTACTCGTACCCTCGCTTTGCCCGTGTCCTTGCCTCTTGGACGGACGCGGGTGGCGACGAGGGCACTACCTCGACACCACCTTGGAACAACTCTCCCCTTTCGCCTTGACGACGCTTCAGCGGGTTAAAGACCTGCTCTTTGACCCTAACCTCACTTTTACCCTCACCGGCTGTACCCTTAACAGCACGACGACAGTAACGACTGCTACCGTGCAGGCTGGCAAGACGCCGCGCGTCGGGCAGCCCATCTCCGGTACCTACATCCCATCAGGCACGACCATAACGGCCATCGTCAGCCCGACCCAGTACACGCTGTCCCAGCCCGCAACGAACGCAGCGTCGGGCCAGACCCTCACTGTCATAGATCAGCCCACGGCCTTCGACACCCTGCTCATTCGCCTCATCAACTGGGCGACCAACTACATCAACAACGAGTGTGGCCGGTATTCCTTCGTGCAGCAGACATTCACGAACGATACCTACTCGATAGAGAACTCTCGGCAGATATACCTCTTGCTACGCAACACTCCGGTGTTCTCGATATCGAGCTTCCAGTGGCGCGCGGGCACGCCCACCAACCCGAGTTGGACGGACTTCATCCCCGATCAGTACGAACTGGTGGAACCGCGCACCGATCCGGTGTCCGGCCTCACCTGGTATCCCTCAGGCGAGATCCGCGTCTACGGCGTGCTACCGCGCCTTTACGACAACATGATCCGCGTGAGCTATGTCGGCGGCTACCCGGTCAATTGGGCCAACCCAGAAGACCACAATACCCACTGGCTCCCGGGCGACATCACAGGCGTATGCGAGAATCTGGTTGTGCGGCGCTTTCTGCGTCGGGGTCTGGCGGGCAAGTCGTCAGACCGTATCGGCGACGCCACGACCGTCTGGCGCAACACGCTCGACCAGGAGGACCTCGACGTCCTGGCTCAATACCGGCAGCTCAACTTCTGATATGGACTTCGTTGTTCTAATAGCGGGGTTACAGCAGCTCGTCGCTAAATTGGACGATTATCCCAACATTTCCGCACCCATATTGCAGCGGGCCGTCATCGCATCGTCGCTGGTGCTGGCGCAGAATACCAACGCCAATACGGTCCCGGTACGCACAGGCTTCCTCGTCAACCACTTCCAATGGGTGGCAGGGAACCTCAAGGGCTGGTGGTATCCGACCGCATCGTATGCACGGTATGTCGAGTTCGGCACCGCGCCGCACATCATCGAGGCCAAGAACGCCAAGGCGCTCTTCTGGCCTGGAGCCCAACATCCCGTCAAAAGCGTCCAGCATCCGGGCACGAAGGCCAATCCCTTCATGGAACGGATAATCGCCGCCGCAACACCTGAAATCAACGCAACCTTCGGCGCAGCATTAGAGGAGATAATCGCGGCCATCGCAGCCTGACCTATGACCA